TTTGCGACTATTGTCTGTGTCGGAGATGTGCCTTTAGGTACGATAGTTTGACTAGGACTGACAGCTTTTGCTACCTTTGTAATTAAATTATCGCTAGTTGGCAAGAGAATCCCTCCTTCCCTTATCGTAAGTTCCATGACACAACACACAAAGTCTTAACCAATCTTCTAAACTCCTCTTATATTTACCTGACTTGTTAGCCCAATGAATCTTTCGTCCTGAAAGACCATTAGTTCCACAAAATTCACAAGTGTCTGGTTTGCTAAGTTCTTTTCTTACCCACTCATGCAATCCACTATACCCAACACCATTCCCTTTCCACGTAGGACTATCTTTTCCTGATTTTCCTACAAAACTTGGTAATTTTTTGTTCCACCAAGTGGGTTTTCCTTTCTTTGAATTACTCATTTTCTCTCTCGAAACCAAAGATTTCTTTAGTCCTGCTAATTTTTTGGAATACAAAGAAACTCTTTCATCATTGTTTTTCGTTAATCCTTTGTTCCAAGCAATTCTTCCCATCAGGGCTTCACTAATTTTTTGTTTCGTTTCCAAGGACTGAATCCGCCCCAAATTAACTTTACTACCGTTTTTGAAAGCAGTCTTGGGAACAATTCCAGTCTTTTTTCCTTTATTCCAAGGTATATTTCCTTTGATGAATTTCATACTAATAATCAGAGCCGTCGTCGCCCATAAGACTATCGTTGTCGGGTAAATTCCCGATTATTTCTCGGTCATAAGTGCTTTTCTTTAGAACCTGGATAGCCTTTTCTAAACTAAATTCCCATTTAAGCTCTCTTTCGTTTAGGGGGATAGATTTTTCTCTGCTACCTTTCCACTCAATTATCACACCTGTCGCAATAACTTTGTGCAATTCTCTTGGTATCCCATGAGCCGTTGTTGAGGGGTCTGTTTCCATCGCCGTTGAAGAAGTCATATCAGTTAAAAGAGAAGGCCAAGTATTAACCCAAATTCTTAATCCATCAGTTACGGCGGTAATTGATCCAGAGTAAACCCACAAGGCTTTTCTCATAATATCGTAGTAAGCCTCACCCTCATCGTTTGAAAAGTTGCTGGTGATATTCGCTTCTCCGGTAACAGGTTTGTCATGGTCAAGAAGGTCAAAGCTAAATAACTTAATGTAATTAGTGCCATCTAGTTTTCCCTCGACTCTTTTGATTCTTGAAAGGATATTGGAGTGAAGCGGGTATTCCCGTTGGTTTAATACGAGATTCATGTAGGTTGGAACGAGGAAAATATCTTCATCGACCTCAAGCGCCCTCGCAATAACATCATCTATAACAACATTAGTTAAAATTAAAAGGTCTGCGTTAGTTAGTGTAGTTGAATTAGTGCGAGTTTTCAGTCGCACATAAGCTGACAAGTCTGCGGGACTCATAAATTTAGTATAGCACTTTGAAGATTATCTAGTCTATAAGTTAAGCAGGGGTGGTGGCTTCAACATTACCATTAGAACTCAAAGGCCTCCAAAGGCAATAGAAGTCAATTACACCTGCCGTTATTGTTGCTACTAAGATATCTAATGTTATATCTGCCCCATCATTGAGAAGATATACACCTGGAAGCGTACTAACATCGGGACTTTCTGGAAGATTACCAGATACTAAATCGCCATCATCAATTTCCGTCGCAGTATACACTCTGTCATCATGTAATTTAGCTACGTTATTGGCTGTTCCTATGGAAAGTGTAGCAGCCCCACCTGAGTTAAGTGAAGTATCACAGACACCAAAGACCTGAACAAGAACATTTCCTGTAACCGTAAAAAGAGTGTGTTGTCCGATTGCCCCCGTAGTTCCCGCGACAAAAGTCCAAGTGGATTCTACCCTGAAAGACTCATTTGAGGAAATTCTTTTTCCCTGTCCGTCTATATCTTGAACTGCATCAAATATATTGGTCATATTATTATACTTTTACGCACTCTACGCTTGTAACATTATACTTTTTCATCCATTTGAACATAATCTCCGAAAGTCTAAGTTTTGTTTCAAGATAATCTATTACCTCCCCAGAGTCGGCATCTACCAATTCTAATGTCCCGTCATCGTGATAGTAAAGAACAGCCTCGATAGCACCTCTTTTAATTTCAAGTTTATACAATCGTGCCACAATTCAGTATAGATAAGAAAGGGATTGGAAGTCAATACAGAACTATTCCTCTTTTTCTTTTGAAGATTTCTTTTCTGGGGCTTTCTTCGGTTTCGGCGCTAATTGCGAAGGGTCATATTTAAGCCCACCCTCCTGATAATCAGATGATAGGGGAAGTCCTACTATTGGTTCTGCTTGTTTTCCAGCCATATTATTATGCTTCAACTGCTACGCCGCTTGTATTGTGTGTTGGTACTGCACCGTCAACCCAAATACCAACTGATGCTTCTTTTAATAAGGTAACATTCCAGCAAGAGCAGTTTTTAAGTGCAATAAGTCCTTCTGTCTGTTTTCCACCGGAAGAGGTTACTGCTTCTGCCGGAATCGCTGATGCCAATTCTGTGTTGAAGAACTCACAATTTTTGAACATTAACATTCTTTCAACATCAGTCGTTCCGGTAGCATCCACAAAAGCATTAGTGGTATTTCCTGCTTTTCTCCAAAATAGACAATTTTCAAAGTAACAATCTCTTGCAACCTTACCAGTAATAACTTCCCTTTTCAGTTCAACACAAGGTCTTATGATTGCACCTGAAATTGCATTAACATTTGAACCAAAAGTGCAGTTAAAGAATTGGGCAGAATCTCCATTCAGTAATAGCTCTGCTGAAAGTGTTTGGTCAAGATCGCTGGATTTATAAAACTCACAATTCTTGAAAATTGAGTATTCTCCACCCTCTGCAAAACCCCAGATAGAAGCTGCTACCGTGCTGGAACTATCAAACTTTATATTATCAAAGGTGTTGCCGACTCCGGTATTTTGGAAAAGTGCTATATCAGCAGCAGTTGTACTATCTCCCATTGTGATCCTTGCCCTTGCTCCGAAACCAACTCCACCAGCTCTCATACCCATTCCAACAAAGTGAACTCTGTTTTTGGTTAGGCTGGGCATTACTAATGGCGTGTGCGCGCCTTGGGCATTAAGAAGAACTATATCATTTCTGTTTGATGTAACTGCGGTTATAACCGAAGCCAAAGAGGTTTGAACCATCTCTGTTCCATCTTCATATTTTCTGTTGTGATCCTTGTAATACTGAACATAAGCCTCATCAGAACTGTTAAACAACATATAAATATTGCCGGGGACAAATGGGGAATTTGAAGCCAAAGCTAATTCTGTCAGCACTCTCTCAAGTGGAAAGTTACCGTGTGTTACTTCAGAAGTTATTTTGTCTGGATTCATATTTTTTCCTTTCCTTGCCTAACCTAACCTACCGCCATCCAAGAAAGCTGTTCGTTGATGACATTGACATCTAAATCAAGTCCAACTGTAAAACCATAAGATAGTTGAGTAATACCAAGAGTAGTAATAATAGACCTTGTCCCGGCTGCAAGTGTTTTTACTGCTTCCGCAGCAGCCATTCCGTGATACCACTCATACATATCTCCGGATGTTTCATTGACAACTCTTACCCAAAGGGGCTTAAAACCAGTCGTAATATCAAATGCTGCTGCTGTTGAGGAAGTAATGTAGCTTCCTACTGCAACCTGCACTACGCTGGCTGAATTTTTGACTTGTGAGCTTGTTATAGCCATATTAGTTTATTTTAGCTTGATACTCCGTGATGCACAACTATTATGAAATTGGCATTTAATACCTTAGCCACATAGGTTGCTTTCCAACCGCTTGTCGTTCTTTGATCAAGAGGGTCGGCAGTACCAGCTGAACCAAGAGGCTTAACTATATTTTTAAGTGCCTCTGTTGAAATTCTTGTCTGGGCATAAGCGTTCATTCCGAAAATCAAAGTTCCGTAAACGGTTGTTAAAGAACCGGCTTGTGAGTAGCCGTTTGAAGTTTCAAGAAACCTCACACCCGCTAATGATCCAACCTCGTTTGGCATGACATCTTCTTTGTTGGGATACTTCTCAACAGGAATCCAGCCGGTCGCGTCGTCTAAGTCATAAGTGGTATTAGGATGAACTATTCCGATAAAAGCTCTGTCAATCGGGGTAGTGTTATAACCCGTTGAAGGGTTAATCATCATAGTAACTGGTCTTGCATTGTTGGTTTTAAGAGTTCTGACCGCTTCCTTAACCTCTGCACGGTCAAGTTTCATGGCTGCGGATACGGTATTAACGGTAGTTGCGGTTGAAGCAAACTGCTCGGAAGCTCCGGCAATTAAAACAGCCCTTGCAAGCCTGTCAAGCGAATCCCCTGCCTGCTCTCCAAGAACTTCTGCGGTTTCGGTCAAGATGGGGTCAAAAGTTTCCATCAAGACTATATCAGTCAGGGTTACATAATCTCCGTATTGCAAAACTGTTGCGGTAACGTCGGTAATTGAAAGTTGAGTTCCTGATGGAGTCACTCCCTCGGTTAATGCGGTTGTATTTGCAGTTAAACTACCATATCTTCGGAATTTAATTACATTAGTTCCTGAATTTGAGGGGATGTCTCTGACTTGAGCGAAGCGGTTGTGAACGAAAGCGGCGACAGCTCTTTCAAGTAAAGCTCTGTCGTAAAAGTTATTGACCTCTGCTGTAATT